CGGTCCCGGGCCGCTCCGCAGGCGACCGAAGGGAGCCGCGGCCCGACCGCCCCCCGGAGGGCCACTAAGGCGAGCTACCGTAAAAAGAATAAGTAGCCGTAAAAAATCGGAACGGGTTTTGAAAAAAATCCCCCCACGAAAAATGGACTCGCAAAAAAGTCCACTCGAAAATTTTCCCTATTATACCACCCATCATCACATCATCGCGAAAAAAAAAAGTTTTTTTTAAGTACCGGTACCACCTCGGAGTATCTGTCTTTTTTATGGCCAATGCCGAAAAGATACAAAAGATCCAAGAAACGGTCGAGAAAATATGGGCGCACCTACAAAAAGAGGAGGACGACGACACGGAAGAGGAAGTCGAAGAGGTCCTCTCGATCCAAGAAAACAAAGGGGGTGTACAGCAAAGTCAGCATCCCCCGACAGATCACGGCCAACCGCATGATGATAAAACTCCCGTATTGGGAGGTGACGACGTTCGTCCTCACATCGGGAGCGACCCCGTACGCGGAGTACGTCTACCTGGCCAACAGCATCTACGACCCAAACTCTTCGGGAAGTGGGCACCAGCCGAGGGGCCACGATCAATGGTCCAACCTGTATACCAATTACCTGGTGCACGGGGTCTCGTACAACATCGAGCTCCGGCCAACCAGCGAGTCTGCAATAACTGCCGTGTCGACGTGTGGACTTGCCGGTGTCCGGTGGGGCTCTATCACAGACAACACCTTGTGGAGCAACGTGACGGACCTCATGGAGGCCCCAGCGGATCCGTACTCCCGATGGAGACGGTGGGCCCAGGGGAGCTCAACCACTCGACCAGTCTCGACTGAATATGGGGCGATTGTCCTCAAGGGCTATGTTAACTGTCGCAAGTTACTTAAGGCCCGGCTTCCTGACGTCGTATGGCCACAAGGCTGTATTGCGGACATGGGAGCTTCACCACCTACCCTAAGTCAATTGGAAGGAGTCATATGGATGGGCTCCCTTCCAACCCAAGACGTCCCCGTGACGGAAGTCTTACCAACCACTATACTCACTACCAAGCTCGTCTACTATGTCGAGCTGCTTAACCCCATATATGTCGGTATCTCGTAAAAAAGACAGATACAAAAACGGACCAGGAAAAAAAAACATAGGGAGGAAAAAAGCAAGTTACTCTCCTCTACTCTCACCTACTCATCATTACTCAACAATGGCTGACGAAAAAAAAACCATCGATTACTCTAAGGTTCAGATGCGGGTCTGGGACTTCACCTTCTTTACCACGGAGGATGAAATAGTAGTGGCCTCGGCCCTACGCTCAGATGCCCAACATTGGGAGTTCTCGGAGGAGGCCTGTCCCACCTCGGGACGTCGTCATTACCAGGGCCGTGTGGTTATGGCGAAGAAGGTCCGCATGGGCGGCCTCAAACAACACTTCCCTGCTCTCGAGAAGGCTCATTGGTCCCTTACCAGTGGTATCAACGCCAAGAACTTCACCTACACCCATAAGAATTACACTCACCTGCGTGGCCCTTGGACCGACAAGGACCCTAACCCTCAGGAGAAGACCGATGATGTTCGGATCATCGAGCAGTACGGACTCTGGCCATGGCAGGCTGCCATATACGCGTCATGCGAGGCGCAGAAGGAACGGAAGACCCGAGACCGTCGATCTATCAACTTCCTTATCGACCGTACTGGAAACACCGGGAAGGGGACCTTCAAGGTCTATATGGCTTACCACCGCTATGCAAAGATTATGCGGCCCTTCGCCAACGTTAAGGACTTTATGGGGTTCGCCATTGATAACCAGCACCATGCCTACATCTGTGACATCCCCCGTACAGTTGATCAGAAGAAACTCCGTGAGTTCTACTCGGGCCTGGAGACAATCAAGGACGGAGTCGTCGACGACTCCCGTTTTAAACACCGACAACTCATTATGGAGAGACCCTGCATATGGGTTTTCTCCAACCAAGACCCTGATATGAAGGCCCTGTCCGCCGATCGATACAAGTGTTGGGTCATCAATGATGAGACCCTGGACCTCGAAGAATACAACCCCCCTCGATACATCGAGGAAGATCTAAAAAAAGAGTCCTGAGCAGACGTTGCCAGGAGAAGCAACTCGCCTATATAAAAAAAGTAAGGAGCTTTAGAGGGAGCCCCGAAGGGCGCGACCAGTATTACAGCGAGCGAAGCCGAGCGACTAAAGCTCCGCGCAGCGGGCGTCTCTCCCCTGCCCCACGCAGTGGCCTATATACACGCGGTCCCGGGCCGCTCCGCAGGCGACCGAAGGGAGCCGCGGCCCGACCGCCCCCC